TATCGATTAACCACGCCAATCGATTCTATTTCATCCCCATGTATTTTCAAAGAACATAAAATCACTTTCACCCCCTGTATAGACATACGTCAGATGCTTAAGGTCAGCCTTAACTATTAAGGGAGCCACCCGTGATTTGTCTTACAAAGATATAAATACTTTTTCAAACAAACAAATCAAAGTATTTATTTTGTAATGGGTGATTCGGTAATAAATGAAATTATGAGTTTGCTTCTTGTAGAAGACAAACGCTCAGATTTTTTTGAAAAGTATAAACAACTTCCTTTGGAGTTCAAACCTGAAGACGGTGAGGAAGTTAGAAAGGTTTTTTTTGACGCTCTTTGGGGTGCGGACACCACAACCAACAAAAAATACATACCCTGGTTTTTTAAGATAATTGAAAAGGAACAAAGAAACTTGTCACCAATTGGTTTGGATTCCAATATGGTTCAAGTTGTTCGACAGATGGATTATATTGAGAAGAAGGTGAACAAATATGCAATTGAGCAGTGGAAAAACAGGTTAGAAAATGGTGACTTAAACTATTTTTCACTCTTATATGATAAAATTGCAAAGGCACCAAAAGATATAAATTCGTATCCAGGTATAACCGCTGTTAGAGAATTTTATAGACATATTTCAGATTTAAATTTTACAAAAGAACAAGAACAACAAGCCAAAAAAGAAAGTCAGAAACTTTATGAGGATTCGAACTACCTGATTGTAAAACCATTATCCCATGCTGCATCTTGTGTATACGGTAGAGAAACCAAATGGTGTGTCGCATCAAAAGATAATTCAAGATATTTTGATGATTATATCGACAATAAGTCAACGTTAGACGTAATGTATGAAAAGATGCCAGGTATTCAGAAAATTATTACGGATGTTTTAAATATTGCAACAAGTGATTATGCAATTTTAAAGGCATATAAAGAAAAAAAATTGGATGAAAAAACCGCATTTCTTAATTCCTCTAATTTTGAACTTATTGGTGATTTTTTATTCATTTATTTTGAAGACATTGATGAATACTTTGAGACGGTTTTTAAATACTCTCTACATCAATATACAATAAAATCTATTATTAGTTTATTTTCACGATACAACAGTATGGATTTTTATGATTCATACACATCTGATGAAGATGTAAGAGAAGGTTATGCTTTTTATGATTTAAGTGATGAAGGTAAAATACTTTTGGATAAGATTATAAAGTTAATTTCACCTCAGTTATATTTTAAAAAAGTTTCTTTGGACCAAAGAGATTATTATCAGGAAGTTGGTATGGTGATATCTGCAAATCAAAAATTATTTGATAATTTGTCCCAAATACACGCAGAGGCAATGTCTTCGGCTTATGATACTGGTTTACAAAATGCCGCAGTATCAGAATACGTGGATGTATTGAGTAATTTCGGAATAAAAAAAGTAAAAGATTTTAAAACATACCAAACCACAGTTGATAACATGATGGAACTAATTGAGAAGTTTGGTAGTTTGCCAGGTTATTCCATATTTAAAATTTTGGGTGTTGCTGTGGATACTTTAAGTGTTCCTGATATTATTGAAAATTCATATGAATACAAGGATGATGATGAGTACACGTCTTTGTGGCAAGACCAATCCACAAAAGAGTTAGATAGGTTTTATGATGAGCTTGTTGACGAACTTGATGGTGAATTTGACGACATGGACAGATATAGAGAAGTTGTTGATTTTGTTATCAAACACTTTGGATTTAATGTACGTAAAGAAATACCAGTACAACCTGGTACCTATTTTTCTATATTAGGTGTTGAACCCGACTCAAACATTAAAGTTAGGGTAGATAGAGAATACAGAACAAAATATTCAATTATAAGTTTAGAACAGTTGGAAACTTTGTTGAAAAATTACAAACTTTTTGATATTGTGTAATTTTTTTGTATCTTTGTGGTCAAATGACTCCAAATAAAATACAACATCTCAAAGAGGTATTATCAATACCCACTAAAACCTATCAAGAAGATTTGATGATTCAGTACTTGGTCGATTATTTCGAATCCAAAGGTTATGACTACAAACTTCAAGAAAACGGTAACATTTATGTCACAAAAGGTGAAGCAGAATTCTATCCTTGTGTGATTGCGCACACTGACACGGTCCATAGTATAACGGACATGGAGGTTAGAGAAGAAATGCTTCCCAACTTACAAGGAGAGCTTAAACAGTCTTTTAAGGCCTATCATAGAGAAAAAGGACATCCCGTAGGTATTGGTGGTGATGACAAATGTGGTGTTTATGCTTGTTTGGATTTATTGGAACAACTTCCCGTGTTGAAAGTGGCTTTGTTTGTTTCTGAAGAAACAGGTTGTCATGGTTCACGTAAAGCCGACCCTGAGTTTTTTGCAAACGTTGGTTATGGTATTCAGTTTGACGCTCCTGAAAACCACATGGTTACTGAATACTGTTGGGGTGTAAAATTATTTGATAGAGACTCATTATTCTTTGACAAAGTAGGTCCTATACTTGAGGAATATATGGGTGAAAGACATCAATTAATGCAACACCCATATACTGACGTATCTCAAATTACAGGTAAGTTTAACATTTCTTGTATCAATTTTTCTTGTGGATATTACAGATACCACACAGCCAATGAGTATGTTGTTGTTGAAGACTTATTTAATTCTATTGAAATGGGTAAGACTATGATTGAATCTCTTGGGTATGAGAAGTATGAAAATTTCCCAAAAATGGAAAGGTGGATGTTGTTTAGTTAAATAAAAAAGGGGTCTTAATCGACCCCTTTTTTTATTCCCCCTCTACTTTCTTCTTCCTTGTCTAATAACAAAGTTTCCTTTAAGAATTTCATCCGAAATGAAGTCTTCGATTTGTGACTGAATAGCTCTTTTGATTGGACGAGCTCCGAACTTTTCATCAAAACCAATTTCAGCAATTTTATTAACCAAACTTTCACCAATTTCAACAAAGTATTTCATACCTTCTAAACGCTTGGTAAGTTTAGCAATTTCGATTCCAACAATCTGTTTAATTTGTTCTTCTTTTAGTGTGTTGAAATAAACGATGTCATCTACACGGTTAATAAATTCTGGCGGAAAGAATTTTTTTAGTTCGTCCTCAATCATGAGTTTTTTCATCTCAAGTTCCTTTTCAATTCTAGTACTTGTACCAAATCCAACACCAGTACCAAAGTCCTGAATTTTTCTTGCCCCAATATTAGATGTCATAATAATCAAGGTATTTTTAAAATTAATTTTTCTACCAAGACTATCGGTTAAGAATCCTTCATCCATAGTTTGAAGCAAAAGAGTAAAGATATCTTTATGTGCCTTCTCAATCTCATCAAACAAAATTACTGAGTAAGGTTTGTTTTTAACTTGTTCAGTCAATTGTCCACCTTCATTATGACCAACATAACCTGGAGGTGAACCAATCAAACGGGTCATGGTGAACTTTTCTTGGTATTCAGACATATCTACACGAATCAAAGCGTCAGAATCACCAAAGATTTCTTTTGCCAATTGTTTTGCCAAGTGAGTCTTACCAATACCTGTTGAACCTAAGAAGATAAATGAACCTATAGGTTTATTTGGTTCTTTAATACCTACACGATTTCTACGAATTGCTTTTGCAATTTTGGTCACAGCTTCATCCTGACCGATAACAGATTGTTGAAGACTTTCTTCTAAATGTATTAATGATTCAGATTCCCCTTGTGAAAGTTTGGTTACAGGAATTTTTGTCATTGACGCAACCACTTCATAAACCATATCCTCATTTACTTCCTTACGGTTATTTGACCTGTTGTTTTCGAAGTTATCTTTTTCCTCCTGTAAACGAGCAAGAATTTTTCTTTCGCGGTCTCTAAGTTCAGCGGCTTCTTCAAATCTTTGATTACGAACCACATCAATCTTTAGTTGTTTGATTTGTGCTGCTTCTTCTTTTAATTGTTCAATAATTTCAGGAACCTTTACAGTAATCTGACTTCTTGCACCAACCTCGTCCATAATATCAATTGCTTTATCAGGAAACTCACGGTCAGTAATGTATCTGTCAGCTAAATAAACACAAGCTTTTAAAGCATCATCACTGAAGTTTACTTTGTGGTGTTTTTCATAGTTGTCTTTTGCACGAGCAAGAATCTTAAGTGTGTCTGTTATTGATGTTGGTTCAACCAATACTTTTTGAAAACGTCTTTCTAACGCACCATCTTTTTCAATGTGTTCACGGTATTCATCCAAAGTTGTTGCTCCAATACATTGGAGTTCACCACGAGCAAGTGCAGGTTTGAAGATATTGGAAGCGTCCAATGACCCTGATGAATTACCAGCTCCGATTATCGTGTGAATTTCATCAATGAATATAATTACGTCATGAGCATCTCTTAACTCATCCATAATAACTTTCATCCTCTCTTCGAACTGACCACGATATTTTGTACCTGCAACAATTGAGGTCATGTCCAAACTAACAATTCTCTTATCAAGTAAGTTTTGTGGACAATCACCTTCAAATATTTTCATCGCAAGTCCTTCGACAACCGCAGTTTTACCACAACCAGGTTCTCCAACCAATATTGGATTGTTCTTCTTTCTTCTTGAGATAATCTGAGCCAATCTGTTAATTTCGTTTTCACGTCCAATTACAGGGTCAAGTTTTCCTTCTTGAGCTAATTTAATAAGGTCCCTTGAAAAATTGTCCAACACGGGTGTGTTTGATTTACTTTCCCCTTTAGATGGTCTTTTTTCACCCATCTTTTCATTACGGTCTTCTGATTCTATCATTTGAGTCATTAATGAATGATTCTGAAACCAAAAAAGAAACTTACACATCACCTGATGGTATGTTTAAGTATACAATCATTACAAGTGTTGGAGGTCCAAGAACAAAACAAACTAAAGAAAACGAGACAATTACTCAACTCAAAAAAGAAATGGATGAGTATGTGGAAAAACAGGAGTTTGAAAAAGCAGCTGAGGTTAGAGACAGAATTAAAAAGTTTGAAAAGAACAGGGATGAACTTGAAAAGATTCAGTCACAATTAGACGAAGCGGTTTCAAAACAGGATTTTGAATTGGCAATTAAATTAAGGGACAAATTAAATAAATTAAAATCCTAAGGTAAAACCCCTACACAAAGTAGGGGTTTTTTCGTATTTATTAGTATGGCAATTTTAAGAGAAGAAATTAAAGGTACGGTAATTCATAACATTATTAAATCGTCTAACATTACCGAAAGCAAGTATGATACTGCAGAAAAAACAATGACTGTTAAATTTAGTAATGGTTTACAGTATGAATACAAAGATGTACCACACGAAGTATATGTTCAATTTAGGATGGCCGAGTCTCAAGGTAAGTTTTTTTCTTCAAAAATCAGTAAAGCATATCAATACAAAAAATTGTAATAGTTTCGTGTATTTATATATGTGAAGAAAATCGAAACAATTATAAGTAGTTTTGAAGTTAAGGACCAATTACCTTCCGATATTTGGTATAGTCCTGACGGTACTTCTTTAAAAGATGCCAATTCAAAAGAATTAAAACTTAAACCTGAAATAAGAAAAAGGTTATTAGAAATTGCCGAATTATTCATTGGTACATTAAAGGTTGATTTTTTTGTTAATGATATTGTAATGACTGGTTCTTTAGTTAATTACAATTGGTCTGATTTCTCAGACGTTGATTTACATGTTATAACTTCATTAGATAATTACGGAAAAAACAAACCACTATTTGAGGATTTGTTTAGATTAAAGAAAAACGCATTTAACCTTAAACATGATATTACCATTAAAGGTTATGATGTTGAATTATATATTGAAGATAGTTCGGGTGAAAGATTTTCTGCGGGTGTTTATTCAGTTTTAAATGATGATTGGGTAAAGGCCCCTGTATATGAAAAGGCAAACATTGATTTAAATAGGGTAAAAGAAAAATCACAACAATGGATGGATATTATTGATGGTGTTATTGATGCTGCCGAAAATGAAGATATAAAAACTGTTAAAGAATTGTTTGACAAGTACGAAGACAAGTTGGACAAATACAGGTCATGTGGTCTAAAAAAGGGTGGTGAATATTCCTACGAAAATTTAGTTTTTAAAGTTTTACGAAGAAATGGATACATAGGGAAATTTAAAGAAGCTAAAGATAAATTGATTGATAAACAGTTGACACTTAAAGAAAGTGAAATATTTCAATAAAATAGTATATTTATAAAGAAAAAATAAATTAATGGCAACAACAGCTTGTACAACGAATAATCAAACCGCAATAGTTGTGGGTTATGTACCCGCATCTGGTGACACAATAGGTGAAGTTGTTACTTTCAACACACCACACGCAGTTTGGACTGATGCTAATGGAGTAAATTCTATTCAGTGTAGTTCAATAGCTTTAGGTGGATTCAATGGACTAAACTCTTAAATTAAAAAAATATAAAAATGGCAGATTTAAAACCAATAGGTAGCGAAAAACTTCAAGGGATGGAAAAAATTGCTCGTATCATGGAAATTGCAAGATACGGTGAAAAACCCAAAGAAGAGATAAATCTTAACGAAACAGTATCATTCACCAAGACATTGGCTGATGGTTATGTGTATGGAGTAGTTAAAGAAAAGAATGGTTACATTGTAAAAAAAGGAATCAATGAATCCTCGTTAGATTACATGGACCAACTTCAAAATAGAAAATATTATAACTCATATTCACAAGCATTAAAAAAATTAAATTTGGTTGCGGGTGAAGTTAATAGATTAACTGAAAACGAATCTGAAGTTAGTTTATTTGGTGAAGAAAAAAAGTTTGTTTTAAAAACTCCTAAACAAGCAGCACCAGCTCCTGACATGAGTGCCCCTGCACCTGATTTAAGTGCTCCCGCACCTGACATGAGTGCTCCTGCACCCGAAGCAAGTGCACCATCCCCTGATATGGGTGCTGAACCAATGGGTGATATGGGCTCTGAACCAATGGGTGATATGGGCGCTGAACCAATGGGTGATATGGGCGCTGAACCAATGGGTGATGAAGGTGAAGAAGTTACATTCAAGACAATTCAAAAATTAACAGGAAAATTAGGTCAAAAACTTAGAACTTTTGGTCAAGAAAATGAAATGAGTTCTGAAGATGTAAAATACGTAGTAAACTCTGTATTATCTGCACTTGATTTAACTGTTTTGGATGACGCTGACCTTGAATCTATCATTGGTAAAATTGAAGGTACTGAGGAGTCTGGAGCTCAAGATATGGGTGAACCTTCTTTAGAACCAACATCTGATGAAGTACCTGTTGATTTAGGTGCTGATGGGTCAAGTGAAATATCTGTAGAACCTGAGGTTGGAGAATCTAAAAACCCACACTCAAGATTTTTAGAACAATTATTTTCAGAATCTAAAGTAGATAAAGTATTATCAAAATATTTTGTTATCACTGAAGAAGAAAAGAAAGAAAATGAAAAAAAGAAAATTAACACTTTCATTAAGAAAAAAGTAAATAAAGTTAGTGTTGTTGACGAAATCAAAAGACTTTCCGAAACAATTGAACAGGAATTAACCGCTGAATTCATCTTGAGTGAGAACCAGAACGCTAAATTCATTGGAAAGACAAACATGAAAAATTTGATTTTTGAAAATGAAGGAAAACAAATCAAGGTTTCTCCAAAAGGTGTAATTCTATGAACAAGTTAGTTTTTGTAAATGAGTTGGGACCTAATTTCAGAGGAGACAATCTTTATGAATTTATATTCTCAACAGAAGATGTAACAGACGGAGATGGTTGGGATTCAAGTCCCGCAGGAGGAAACCCCCAACCACCTCACATTGACATAATATCAAAAGTTGGAGTTTTGAAAAACGATAAAATAAAATTAAACGTAATTCAAAACTCTGACTTTTTTTCGATTTACGACGCAGTTGACAATGTAATCGCATTGGCTTGGGAAGATATCGAAAATGAATATTATGACGATAGCCAAACAAGATTAGTTTTTCATTTTGGTGATACAGAAGAAAAAATAATCGATAAACTATACGAAAGAGATATCGTATTAAAATTTGAAAAAGAATTGACTCATGTCTAATATTGGAACAAAAATAGAAAAACTTATAACTGAAGGTTTCAGTTATAACACATTAAGAGGTTTATCAGAAGCTCAAGTAAATTTATTATATAAGAGATTAATAGAAAAGGTAACACCTGAAGATATAACACAACAACAAAAATTAAACGCTGAGCTTGAAAAAACCGCTAATTTAATGCGTCAAATTAATACACCAATGACCGAAGATTCTGGTATAGACTATGCAACGGGATATAATCCTGACGAATTTGGTGGAAATCTTCCTGTTAATTACAATAATCCTGAAGATGATACAACACCAGATGTTGATGGAAAAAATGACGGTATGCCAACTGAAGGTGAAATGACAGAAAAATTTGAGTCTAAATCACAACAGAGATTATTTTGGGCTAAGTGTAATAACACTAAAAGTGAAAAAGCTTATCGAATCGTCAACAAGAACCAAAGAGGCACCTACTAAGACGCCAACTAAAACACCTACTAAAAAACCTGGTAATCCTTTTAGAATTAAACCTCATCAAAAACCAAGTCCTAAAGCTGAACTTGATGAAGATAAAAAGAAAGTTGAAGACATTGAGGTATTCTATAATAAACCAATGAAGAATACAAATTTACCATTTAAAGGTAAATCAGAAGTTAAAGAGGGTGGTGCAGGAGCACCTGCAAAGGCACCTGTAAAAACACCAACAAAAACACCAAGTAAATCACCAGGTAAGAAAAATCCTTTTAAAATTGAGCCAGCACAAAAACCTGGTCCAAAAGCTAAAGGTCCAAAATGGTTAAGTTACAATTCATTTATAAAAGCAGGATTTAATTTAAAATAATGAAAAACAGAAATAGAATATTTGAAGCTCCAATTGACGAGCCAGAAGGTTTCAGAATGAACCCTGAACTGAAAAGAAGTATAGAAAGAGGTGATACACCTTACTCTGATAGCCCTTTTTTCCCAAAGAAAAAAGAAGGAGAAAGACAATCTTTTGAGGAAAAAGCAGCAACAAAAAGATTTGCAGATGTAATAAGTAAACTCGAAAGATATTGGGGAGAAAGAGTACCTAATAATCTTGGAGGACTTCAAATGTTATTAATGGGTCTTTTTAGAGACGTAAAACAATTTGAATCAGGCAAAGAAAGACAATTAGAGAACTTAGCGGTAGAGTTGGCGGAGAATGAACTTTTAGATGAAAAATATAGAGGTTTTATTAAATTCGATGCTAAATTTAAAAATTTAGGTGACGCACCTTCAGCTAATTTTCAGAATGAACCTGAAGAGTTTAGTTCGGAGGATATTGAATTAGCCTTTGAAGATAATGGCGAGGATTTAGATGAGTTTTTAGATGCGTTTGAAAACTTTGATTATAAAGTTGCCAAAAGAAGATTTTTTAACGCAATAACACAGGGTTTTGCTAAAAAAGGACATTTCATGTTTGAGTTAGTAAGAGATAGACTCGAAGAAATGGAACCAGGAATTACGGATAAGTATGGTGCCTTAATGGCTTTAAATGATTACTTGTATTGGATGTTACCACCTGAAATGATGGAAGCTATGGCTAGTTCACAACAGAATATTGGTGGTGAAGAAGAAATAGAATTTGAAACTGACGAATCAGGTGAACAAACAGGTAATATGATTGTTAAAGCTAAAGGTGTAATTTTCCCTATAATTGTTCACGAATTGTTGAAAGGTTATATGGATATAATTTTAGCCCCTTCTTTACCTGAAGACCCAATACAGGCTCAAATGGTTAGAGCTAAAGCAGATACATTGGTTAACGAAATATTTGATATTATTGTTGGAGTATATTTGTGGGAAAGATTGATACAATCATTCCCCGCTAAAGTTTTTGATGATGCTGAAAATATGAAAACGGTACAAGGTTTAATTTTCAGAGAAATAATCAAAATACCAAAAAATAGATTTATATCTTTAGCTCAAAGAGTAAATGCGGGAGACCAATCAGCATATGCCGAAATGGAAAGAATCGCTGATGATGTTATGGACCAATTGAACAAACAAGATTTGGAAGAAATATTGGGTAGTTTTGAGGCATATGATGATGAAGATGATGATGATTATCCAACAACACCAACATCAGATGACGATGACGAAGATATTGACCTTAGTTTCTTAGGTGATTTAGGTATAGAACCACCTAAGAACTAATTGGTGATATTTATACTTAATGAGTATAACAAGAGAACAAGCTTTAATAGAATATACTAAGTGTATTAAAAGCACACCTTACGCGCTTAGAACATACCTTCAGACCTACGATAACACGGTTTCTAAGTTTGTTCCTTTAGATTTATTTGCTGACCAAATCACGTTAGTTGAGGACTATGAAAATTATGAAGAAAACATAGCCCTTAAGTATAGACAAGCGGGTGTATCTACCGTTACGGCTGCTTGGGTATCAAAAAAAATAGCTTTTTCCAAAAAAGAAAAACCTGAAAAAATTCTTATAATTGCAAACAAACTTGACACGTCTGTAGAATTCGCAAACAAAATAAAACAATTTACTGAACAGTGGCCCAATTGGATGGGGGTTGAATTTTCTACTGAGAAAAACGCTGCTCGACATTGGAAACTAACAAACGGATGTGAGGTAAAAGCGGTTGCAACATCAAATGACGCACTTCGTGGTTACACTCCAACAGTATTGATATTTGACGAAGCCGCTTATATCGAAGCGGGTGATGACTTTTGGGCGGCTTGTATGGCGTCTCTTTCTACGGGTGGTAAAGTAATAGTAATCTCAACACCAAATGGGTACGACGCGATTTATTATCCAATTTATGACCAGTCCTTAAAGAATATGAATAACTTTAAGATTACTGAAATGTATTGGTGGAGAGACCCAAGATATACAAAAGATTTACAGTTTATTAAAGTAAAAGATTTAATTCACTACTATCTCAATAGGGACGAATACAAAGACGTAGAAATAATTTCTTTTGAAAAGACACCTAATTCTGAAAGAAATTTTGACGAGTTCAAAAAACTAATGGATGATGGTTACAAACCACATTCTGATTGGTTTGAAAAAATGGCCAAGAAACTTAAATTTGATAGAAGAAAAATTTCACAGGAATTAGAGTGTAATTTTTTAGGTTCAGGTGATAACGTATTTGAAAGTAGAATTATAGAAAAGATTAGAACCGAAATGGTTTGTCAACCACAAACAAAAATGGTTCAAAATCAATTATGGATATGGAAAGAACCTGTTGTTGGCCACAGATACATTATGGGTGTTGACGTTTCAAGAGGGGATTCTGAGGACTATACATCTTTTCAAATTATAGATTTTGATGAAAGAGAACAAGTTGCGGAATATCTTGGTAAAGTTCCACCTGATGTTGCGGCCGAAATTGCATACAAATGGGGTGTTTATTACGATGCGTTTATTGTAATAGATATTACTGGTGGTATGGGAGTTTCAACATCAAGAAAATTACAAGAAATGGGTTACAGAAACTTATATGTTGATGGTGTAAACTATGCAAATGTGTGGGAATACAACGCAAAAGCTATGGAAAAAATACCTGGCATTAACTTTAACGCTAAAAGAGTACAAATTATTTCGGCTTTTGAGGAAGCCTTAAGACACGATTTTAAAGTTTATTCCCCAAGATTATTGAGTGAAATGAACACATTTGTTTATATAAATGGTAGACCTGACCACATGAAAGGACATCATGATGATTTAATAATGTCCGCAGCCATGGCATTGTATGTTGGTCAAAATTCATATAATCAATTAGAAAAAGTAACTGAACAAACAAAGGCGTTATTAAATTCTTGGAGTGTACAAAATAGTGATACTGCCAAGTCTGTAGTTGAATTTAACCCGAATATACCAGTTATGTCACCATCATCTTATGGCGATAGATTTAATTCAAACCCAACAAAAAGTGATTATGAAAAGTATTTATGGTTATTCGGTAGTGGGAGAAGATAAAATCTTTATTCACACCTTAAAAGAATTATAATTAATAGAAAATGGCTGATAATTTTACTATATGGCAACGACTTACAAGGGTGTTTGGTCCTGATTCAACATTAGGTCAACAACCTCCTGTATACAAATTTGACAAAAAAGAAATTCTCAAAACAGACAACAAAGACGAATTTGAGAAACAAAAACTACAAGCTCAACAAAGTTACTACTTAGGACAACAATGGGCGAAGATTGAAAATAACCTTTACACTCAAGCAATTTACTACGAACCAACAAGATTGGCTTCTTATTATGATTATGAGAGTATGGAATATACTCCTGAGATTTCCGCGGCTCTTGATATCTATGCCGAAGAATCTACAACAACAAATGAAGACGGATTCATCCTTCAAATTTATTCTGAATCATCACGTATAAAAGTTGTATTGGCCGATTCAACAATTACCGAACATTGAAATTGAAAGATTAGAGAGAGGTATGAAAGTTAAACCAGCACATAACACATCTGAGGACGCAAAATCTTTAAAATTTGTATGGAAGGTTAAAGACATGGAATTCAATACTTGGGAAGTTGCTCACTTTAGATTATTAGGTGATGACAGAAAACTTCCCTATGGTACTTCTATGTTAGAAAAAGCAAGAAGAGTTTGGAAACAGTTATTACTTTCAGAAGATGCCATGTTGGTTTACAGAACATCAAGAGCACCTGAAAGAAGAGTATTTAAAATATTTGTTGGTAACATGGACGACAAAGATGTTGAACCATATATCCAAAGAATTGCAAATAAATTTAAAAGAGACCAAGTTGTTGATTCTAAAACAGGTAACGTAGACTTACGTATGAATCAGATGGCGGTTGACCAAGATTTCTTTATTCCTGTTCGTGACCCAGCACAAACAAATCCTATTGAGACGTTAGCGGGAGCTCAAAACTTATCTGAAATTGCAGATATTGAATATATCCAAAAGAAGTTATTGACTGCTCTTCGTGTACCTAAGGCTTTCTTAGGATTTGAAGAAGCGGTTGGTGATGGTAAAAACTTAGCGATGCAAGATATCAGATTTGCAAGAACCATCAATAGAATTCAAAGGTCAATGATTCAAGAATTAAATAAAATTGCAATCATACATTTATTTGTTTTAGGTTTTGAAGACGAATTAACAAACTTTACATTAGGATTAACAAACCCATCAACACAAGCGGACCTTCTAAGAATTGACACATTTAAAGAAAAATTATTGGCATATAAAGACGCTGTTACACAAGTACAAGGTATTGCACCTGTTTCAGCGACATGGGCTAAAAAACATTTACTTGGTTTTTCAGACGAAGAAATTAAACTTGATTTGTTACAACAGAGAATTGAAGCAGCGGTTGCCGCTGAGTTAGTTAAAACACCTGAAGTTATTGTTAAAACAGGTGTATTTGATAATGTAGACAAATTATACGGTAAAAAACCTGGTGAGCCAG